CAAAGCAGCAGAAAAAATAGAAGCAGTAACAGGCCCATTCGCTGACCAAATTCGTGCTAGTGCTAAAGCAAATAATATTAGTGCTACCCTCGTTGACGCTGTAATTAAACAAGAATCAGGATTTAAAAATACCCCTGCAACAGCTACAAGTCCATCAGGTGCAAAAGGTCTTATGCAGTTAATGCCATCCACTGCTTCTAGCCTAGGCGTATCTAATGTATGGGATAGTGCTCAAAATATCGCTGGCGGCTCTAAATATCTTGCAGACATGATGAAATTGTTTGGCAATAATATACAATTATCACTCGCTGCCTATAATTGGGGACCTGGATCAGTCCAAAATGCCCTAAAAAAAACAGGTGGTTCATCATGGGAAGATATTCAAGCTACTGCCCCAAAACAGACTAAAGACTATGTTTCAAAAATCATGGCAGATTACGATTCTCGTAAAACAAATCAAACAGCAATAGATCAAATTTCTGATATAAAGACCGCAGAAACCCCAGCATATAAAGACGACTCTGATGCCATCCTTCAAGAAATTGCGCTTGTATCAAAACTTACATCTGAAAAATCTGCATTAATCCAAAAAGATATAGATATCGCTAAAACTACAAGAGATTATTCATCAGCGGTATCAAAAACAAATGATCTAATTTCATCCCAAACATTAGAAATGACTCAACTCACAGAAGCTCGTACAAAAATTAACAATATTAAAGACTCAGTTCTTGCGTCTGCTAATTCCTCATATGGAGATATTAATAGATGGCTAAATCAAGATAATGAAATGTCATCAACATATGTCAATGAATTTAATCAATCCAGTGCTGAAACACAGAAGAACATGGAATTGGAATTTACTAACCTCCAAAAGCTCCGCAAGGCATGGATGGATAATTCACAGGCTATTAAAGACACAACCCAAGCACAAAAAGACACTCAACAATCTCTAGTCGATCTGTCAAAAGATATAGCATCTCAAGTTGTAAATGCTCAGAAATCTTTAGCACAAACTGATTTAGATGCAGAAGAAAAATTACTCAATGCTTATAAAACAACTCACGAACTAAAAATCAAAGGCATTCAGGATGAAATGACTGCTCTTGATGAAAAAAATAATGTAGAAGCAGAATCGGAAGAAAGAGCAAAAAGACTTCTAGCATTAGAAGAAGCAAAACAAAAATTAACTAATGTCACTAATGAAAAAAATACTCGTGTATTAGTTGGAGACCAATGGACATGGCAAGCCAATCCAACAGAAGTGAAAACAGCAACAGATGATTTAAAAAATCTCCAAACAGATTATACTTCATGGGAAGCTGATAATACATCAAAACATCAAAAAGAAGCACTACAAAAAGAAATAGATTATCAACAATCGCTTATTGATACAAAACAGAAAGCATTTGATGCAGAAAAAGTATTATTTGATGAACAGTGGAAAAATCTAGATACTATGTCTGAAAAGTTATTAAAACTTTATGGAGATAATGTTAATTCAGCAGTCTTATTGCTATCTCAAAAATTAGAAGGATTAAATGGGCAATTATCAACTATTGTAAATGCTGATACTACTGTTCCAGACTCACTATCAAGTACAAAAACTAATGATTTTTCTTTATCAGGTTCTCCAAATAAAAAGCAAACCGTAATTGGTAATTCAGAAGATATTTCATTGGCAAAAACAGAAGCAGAGAGTAAAGGCAAATCTGATAATTTCGTTTTTGTAACAATAACAAATGGTGATGCAAGCCTTGCTAAATCTGGAGATATTGTTTTAGGTGGAAGCGTTGCAATTCCAAACGTAGGCAAGGGAACTAGAGTTTTTGGAGAAACAAAAGAAGATACTTTAGCACAATTTAAGAGAATAGTAGGACTTAGAACTGGTGGAGAAACAGGATCTTGGGGTAGTGATGGTAAATTAGCAATACTTCATGAAAAAGAAAGAGTTCTCACATCTGAACAAACATCATCATTTAATTCTCTTGTTACTAAATTACCTGATATTACTAGTATTCTAAAAAATATTGATGTTACTAAAATAATGTCTAATTTTAAAATGCCTAAAATTGATTTTAGTAATATTAAATTTCCTAGTATGAACAATAATGTTGCTAGTGCTAGTGGTGGAATTACAATAAATACGTTAAATGTTTCTGCTCAAAATGCTAATGATTTGGTAAGTCAACTTCAGAATTTAAGTAGATTGTCAAATAGAGATGGTTATTAATTCTAAGGAGAGATTGAATAGTCTCTCCTTTTGTGTGTAATTAAATAGAAATTTTTCAACAGAGATAGGGTGTGGTCATGACACATCTGATAAGAATCCGACATTCTTCTCTGTTACTTTTATTTGTCGGGATTTAATAAGTGTCGGGAAGGAATGATAAAAATGTTATTAACCGAAGAAGTTGAAGTTACATGGGGAAATAATAAAAAAATATATGAACCAAAAGGTTACGTATATAGTAGAAAAGGTACTAAATTTATGGTTAAAATAAAAGATTTGGTTTTAGGAAGTAATCTAAAAGTCGATGTGCAATGTGATTATTGTTTAGAAGAAGGCATTGAAACAATTTCTTCTGTCATATATAAAAATTATATAAGAAGTCTAAAGAACTCTGATTTAGTTAATAAAGATGCCTGTAAAAAATGTAGATCTAAGAAATTAGTTAATGTAATATTTACCAAATACAATGTTAAAAGCGTATTATCTCTTCCAAAAATTCAAGAAAAAATATCAAATACAAATATAATTAGATATGGAACTTCAAATGTGTTTGATAACTCTTCCTCCATAAGAGTTGATATTTATCAATCGATTTTGATTAAATATGGATTTCTATCTTATATGCAAACAAAAAAGTTTATAGAATCTCATACAGGTGAAAATAATAATAATTGGAAAGGTGGAATATCTTCAGAAAATCAAAAAATAAGAAACTCTTCCGAATATAAAGAATGGCGAAAATCTGTCTTTAAAAGAGATAATTATACTTGTCAAGTTTGTGGAAAACGCGGAGGAAATCTTCAAGTACATCATCTTGAATCTTTTGCTGGCAGTCCAGAATTAAGATTAAATATTGATAATGGCATTACGGTTTGCGAGGAACACCATAAATCCAATATTAAAGGTAGTTTTCATAATGTATATGGATACAACGGCAATACTAAAGAACAGTTTATTCAATATACAAACAATATCAAAAATAATCATCTGAATATATTATGTACACAAATATAAAATAATAATTCAATTCAATGAGAGGTTATTAATTTAACCATCTCTCCCACTTTTTTAGAAAGGAGTTGATCTCCATCGCAATTTATCAACCAAAATATCTTAGTCCAAATTCTACAAGTTTAGATGCTTCTATAGAAAACATTTTCTCAGCAAAAATAGAAGGAAGTTATGCAGATTATTATCAATTAATAATATATAATCTATTAACAAATATTGTAGTTTATGACTCAACTAAACTTTTTTTATCCCCCAATCTTTATCAAGGAGAAAAGCTTTCCCACGTTTTAGTCCCCCATATATTATCAAATGGATTACAATATAAATATACATTTACAGTTTTTTCTGGAGTATCATTAGCAACGTCAAGAGAAACACCTTTTTCTTGCTACTCTATTCCTACTCTTACAATGGTAGTACCATCTAATATTACATCTAAAAAATATCTATTTTCTGCAACATATACTCAAAGTGAAAATATTCCTATTAATCGTTGGTATGCAGTTTTTATGGATTTAAATAATAATATAATTCTCCAAACTCCATATAGTTATTCTGCAAAACTTGAATATACATACGATGGATTTGTAAATTCACAAAATTATAAAGTATATACAGTTGTAGAAAACCAACAAAATGTAACTGTTCAATCCATTGTATATGGATTCTCTGTTAATTACTCGTCTCCATCACTTAATTTTGTTCCTACTGCAACTTTATTGCCTGAGTTATCTGCTGTAAATGTAAAATGGTCTCCTGCAACAATAATCGCTGGAACTGTAACAGGGTCAAGTAAATATGTTCCTAGTTTATTTACTGAGGACAATACAGGATTAAATTTAGATTCTGATTTTAATGATACTGATGCAGTAGACGAATCAACTACCTTTGATGAAGCATTAACATTTGATGAATTCTATGGATGTTCTATTTTATTTAATACTTTATTTGGTAAATCATTAACTCCAAATCATGTGGAATTTAATGTTGATATTCCTATGAACTTTACAGCATTAATAGACTATATTCCAAGCAATTTATTTACTGGTGGTAAGATGTTAGACTTTGTGGATGATTTTGGTGTGATTTATGAAGTTGGATATGATCCTGAATTGAGTTGTTTTTATTTTAAGAATGACCAAAAGATTGTAAATGGTTCTGCAAAAGAATTACCATTAGACGTATTTTTAATAGCGGTAAAAAGTATTGAAGTTTTAATTATAGTAAACAATCAAATTTATGAATATCTGCATTTGTAAGGTGGTGAAAATAATTTGTTTCTTTCAGGAAATTTTCTAGGTACTGCAATCTTCAAACATATCGAAGGTAAAGCATTACCTCTTAGGAGAGTTTATAACAAAGTAAGAATCTATGGTAATTCTACAATTGATAAACTACAAATAAAAAATGTAGAAATGGAAAACGAAGATATAAGAAAAATCATTTTGACGGACACTTTGACTTGGAAAGTCGATACTTTATTAATGTGTGGATTTGAGAATTCATTAGCAGGTGGAAATATCTCTAATTTAACTAATCCTGTTACTAGTTGGCAAGTTAATCGCAGAGAAGTTGAAGGTAATACATTGAAGGTATTAGGAAATTTAGATGTTGGAGTTTCTGAATTTGTTGACTATTCTGCTCAAGCAAATAAAAAATATGTGTATTCAATTTTTGCAAGTTCATCTGATGAATTATCTGAACCTCTTGAGGCAGAAGAGATTGAAACTTCATTTTATGGATATTATTTATTAGATTCAGATAATGGTATTGCATATAAATTTGATTTAAATGTCACTTCATCAGACAAACAATATAATGGAGACGTAACAATAAATAAAAGCTATTCAAAATTTCCTAGTATATCACAAGGGAAAAGTAGATATCTCACTACTAAATTGAGTTGTATTTGTGGAAACGTAGATATAAATGGGTCTCTACAACAAAGTATCCAATATGTAGATAGTTTACGAGAGTTTATTTTAAATGGAAAACAAAAGATTTTCAAGACTCGTCGTGGAGAAATTTATAAAATTTATACGACTAATTATTCTGAAAAAGTCCTTGAGGATGGGATTTTGGAACAACCCATAATTGTTTCTTTTGATATTACAGAAGTTTCAGATATTTAAAATTTAATAGATTACTTAGGGAGGTGATTTAAATTAATTTTGATAATTACCTAAATATACTAAATTCAGGGGTTTATCGTCAACGAATAAAAGTAGAGTTATTACGTCCCACGGACGAATCTGTTTTTGCAGAAATAACAAATCATCTTGATTCTTCTACTGGGGGTATAAATATTGAGTATAAGAATGGAGTAAGGAGAAGTTGTAATTTACAAATAAATAATACAACTGATAATCCTTATTACATATCTCCAGATTCATTATTTTTGAATTCTAAATTTAAGGTTTGGTGTGGATTAGAAGATGATATTGGAAATATTGAATGGTTTTCGCAGGGAGTATACCTACTAGAAAATCCAACAATAGTTTCAGATTTTTCTAATTCAAAAATACAATTAAAAGGTTCAGATAAATTTTCAAGTTTTTCTAATGGAAGAGGTAGCTTGAACGCTACATATATAATACCAATAAATACAAATATTACAGATGCGGTTCAATCTATCTTAAATCTTATTGGAGATAAGACACCTCCGATTTTTCATTCTTCTCTCTTGAATAAAAAAATTCCATATACAATAACTAAAGAATCATCTTCCAAGTTGTCTGATTTATTATTAGAGTTAGCAACAATTTATTCTTCTAATATTTTTTACAATTCTGATGGTGTATTAGTAATGGAACCAGACTTAGAAAATAGTGTTAAGTCATCTGTATGGGATTATAACCAAGATAGTTTTCAATATTTAGGGGGTTCTTTAGAGCATAAGTGGGATGAGATTTCTAATAGTTGTAAAGTAGTAGGCAGTAATGTGAATGGAGCAACTTATTCCTCGATTTCCTACAATAATAATTTAGACTCTGATATTTCTATCCCCAACTTAGGTTATGAAATGTGTTACCTTCATACGTCTGATCTATTAGATAGTAATATAAAATGTTCAGACCTAAGTGCTTTTATTCTTAAAAGATTAACAGCAAAACAAAGTGAAATATCTATTAATAGTATTCCTATGTATCATATATCTAATTCGGATTCAGATGTCATAACCATTACAGATTTTAATTTAAAACTTAATAAGGAACGTTATCTTGTTAGTTCATTAAGTATACCATTGTCTTTTGGAGGAAATATGAGTCTAAAATGCATTAAAGAAAAAGAACTTGTAGTAAGTTAAATAAACTTAATTCATAAGTAGGTGAAAACAATATGAATATGGACGTGGATATATGTTCCACAGAATTTGGTACATTTCTCAATAATCTTATCGAAAAAAAAGCAAAAGAAATAGTTCAACAAGAAATGAAGAAATATGGAAATCTTAGAGCGTGGGATTCAATTGTTACAAGTGTGAATGGTAATTTGATAAATGTTCATCTTATTGGAGATTTAACGGAAATAACAGGACTTAAAAATAAAACATCTCAGACTCTTGCAATTGGAGATGAGGTTTATTTATATTCCCTCTCTTCTCTCTCAAATGCATATGTAGCAGTTGCTAAAAATAAACCATAATTAAAGTCAATTAAATTATAAATAAATATCCACAAAAGGATGGTGACAAATAAAAATATGGCATTAAAACTTGATTTACTAACTACTTTAATTTCAGAATACAAACAATTTAATTATCTTTTTACATTATATCCTCGTAGCACAACGGGAGACCCATCATTCACATCCGCATCATCTGCGATTGTCTATGATACATTAACATATAAAGCAGGCATCTATGCAAATCAAGGACAAGAAGGACTTTTATTGATACTTCAAGACGCATTAAAAGATTATATGTTAACTGCTGAAGATATAAATACTTTATCAAATAACGTAGAAACACTTTTAAATGTACATACAAATCTTGCCCCAATTTATGCTACAGACGCAGAACAAAATGTATCTCTTTGGGAATTAGAAGCACAAGTTATTCAAGGCAAAGAACAAATGTCTGGTTGGCAAGGTGACGGGTTCTTTGAAAATCAAGATGAAGTTGAATCATTTAATAATATGGTAGTTACTCGGGGAATGAAAAAAGGAGAAGGGTTTGCTAGTTTTGGAACACCAAATTTTGATAAACTTGTGAAGGTTGCAAATCCAGACGTTATGCCAACCAATAAAGTAAATAGTGTAGGGTTTAGTCCAGATGGTATTTACTTAGCAGTTGGTCTTAATTTTGCTCCGTATTTAACAATATATAAAAAAGACGAAACTATTTATAATAAATTAATTGAAAACACACTAAATGTACCGTCAACTCTCGTGAAAGATGTTAAATTTAGTTCAGATGGTATATATCTAGCGGTTGGTATTGCTATCGCCCCTTATCTTATTTTATATAAAAGAGATGGAGATATTTTCACAAAACTTAACCCTCCATTAGTATTACCAAGTGGACCTGTTAATGATGCGTCATTTAGTTCAGATGGTATATATCTAGCTTTAGCTATAAGTTCTAGTCCATATGTTAATATTTACAAACGCAGTGGTGATGTTTTTGCTAAACTATCAAATGTGACAGGCGGAAATCCTACATCAACAGGTAATGGGGTGTCTCTCAGTGATGATGGAACATATCTCATGGTCGCACATTCAAATTCGCCATGTGTTAGTATCTATAAACGCACAGGTGACATTTATGCAAAAATAGCAAACCCAGATATTCTACCTACTGGGTATGGGCAAGACGCAGATTATAGCAACCCTTATTTGGCAATTGTACATCTCACATCTCCATATATTACAATTTATAAACGTAATGGAGATTCATTTGTTAAATTGCCAAATCCTGAACAATTACCTACTGGGAATGCAAATGGAGTGAGTTTTAGTCCAGACGGTATTTATTTAAATATATCCCATATTGCATTTCCTTATATGACACAGTATAAAATAAATAATGATATATTCACAAAAATAGATAATCAGCCATATTTGCCAACGGGAGTGTGCAATACATCTTCTTATAGTTCACAATCTGCAAATTTAGCAATAGCATCTGATTTAACCCCTTTCTTAATAATTTATGACGGAAAAGGGGTTGTTACCACTCCAACTACAGGAGATTTAACTTTAAAACCAACAACTTTATCTGTAGTGGGCAATAGTGTGTTTATTTTAGATGACGCAGTTTTAGATACAGGGGTGAATAGAACATACGATGTATCCCTAAATGGCGGGGCGACATGGGAAAGTATAATAACTACTGGTGAAACTGTGGTACTAAATCATAGTGGAAATCAATTAATTGTTAAATTAAAATTTACTAGAATTTCTCCGGGTATTGGAAATGGAAAAGTGAATTGGGTAATGGCATGGGCGGGGGTGAATTAAGTGATTTTGGATAAATATAAATCATTAAACAGACAGCCTGTAAATAAAGACTCGGTGGAGATAGCACAACTTTGGTATGATAATATGCTTAAAGAGTCCAAAATTAATGAAGATGAAACAGAGAAATCTCAACTTTGGTATGAAGTAATGCGATTGGGAGGAATATGACATGTGGCTTTCTAGAATTAAAAAATTTTATGATGCAAAATTGTGGACTAAGGACATGGTTAAAGAAGCAGTAGTCTTTAACAAGATTACAGACCTGCAATATTTTGATATTACTAATGAAATTTATGTACCACAATAAAATAATAAATACACTTACGGAATAGAGAGAATAAATTAACTCTCTCTATTCTTAGAAAGGCAGTGACTTTATGGCTTTAATTAGTTTAGGAAACCTTAGAGACCTCTGGTTAAATGTCTCTAATTGGGTTAAAGGAATAGATACGGTATCATCTCCAAAAGTAACGGTTAGTTCAGCTTTACCATCAGGAAATAATATTTTAGGTAAAGTCGGAATTGATCAAGTAAATAATGGAGTTACTATTGTTGGGAGTACATTAAATATCGGTGCAATACAAATAGTTACCACGGCAGGAGTAAGAACCCAACTTCCAGATATGCCTTGTCAAATGGTTACTATTATTGCAAAACGCACTAATAGTGGTTATATTTATGCTGGTGGAAGTGACGTATCCGAATCTATATTTGGTGTAGAACTTTCATCAAAAGAAAGTTTTGACTACCAAGTATCTAATGCAAATTTGATATGGATTGATTCCTCTATTGGTGGGGAGGGAATAAGTTATGTCGCGATATAATTCAAATGGAGGGCAAACTTCACCATCGTTTTCAGCAATTTTTAAAAACCCAGTTGCAACATATACGGATATAGCAAGTACCTATCCTTCACCATTGATTAATTGGACAGTTAGGACTATAGATGACGGAAAGTTATATGAATATGATGGAACAACTTGGGTATGGATAGATACATTGAATACAAGTGTTTATGATACATTGGTACAATCAATGAATAATAATGTAAGTCAAATCGGTATTTTAAGTGGTATCGGGGGATTTGTTGAAAAGGCAAATAAAGATGATCTTCTATCACACTCAGCGGAGATCGCGACAGAGACAGTCAAGGGACACGTAGAGTTTGCAACTAATGCAGAGGTAACGACAGGAACAAGTAGCATACTAGCAGTTCATCCAGTAGGACTCAAAGGGGAGTTAGATAAGAAACTTACGGCTTCTATAGATATAGCTAAGTTAAAAAAGTCTAGTTCTACTTATACGGATAACGACACATCTCAGACATTTATTGATGCATTTTGTACTGCTGATAGTCTAATTACTATCGTGATAACTTCAGTGACGCTACCTTTGGGCATATGGGTTGTTAATAGTGCCATTGGTTCATTCACTATTACATCGTCAGTTAATGAATCTGCTGATATAACTTTTGACTATTACATCCAGAAGGTGGTATAGGGTATGGCAAGAGGAATCGTAAAAGGTGGATTGAACGATGGTGGAAGTTTAATTCTTACAGCAGGAGATAATTATTTTGCAGGTAACACTGTAATATCAGCCACTACCAGTTCATCATATGCAAAAACAAAAGAAGTATCCATAAATGCAAGTGGAACAATAAGAGTCAAGTTCGATATGAGAACTAACTCAACTACAGCGTATGGCAGGATTTACAAAAATGGTGTTGCTGTAGGGGTTATAAGACAAACTAGCTCTGCGTCATATATAACCTACACAGAAGATATAGCAGTTGTTGCGGGTGATTTAATACAAATATATGCCATGACAGCCAGTGGAACGACATATATTACAAACCTAAAACTATATACTGGAATAGTGTTTATAGGAACAACATTTTCGGTAGATGTATAAGGAGGATATTATGTTAACAAAAATACAATATCAAACTCAGGAATCAAAGCATGTCATATTAAATGCCAACTCTAACAAAATACTTATCGAAGAGCAAAATATCACAGAAGGAAATTTCTTAATCTTCTCAGATGTGAAACCGTTAGAGAACCTAGTTAACGAGTCACTAAACAATCAACTAACAATCATGGATGTTCTCGCCACATTCTACGATGAAATGTCAGCGAAAGGAACGATTTAATATGCCAGATATGTATTATAAATTGATTAAAGATGGCAGACGAACGATAGAACATGTTCCTGAGAAATACAAAGTAGAAGTACAGGCGTTACTAAATGCTTAGTATAATTTTTATGTTGTTGAGAGGGGGTGAAATCATGGTCGATATGTATATCGCATTGATTATGGCAGGACGTAGAACATTTTCACAAGTTCCAGTTAAATACCAACCAGCAGTACATGAAGATTTGTTAGCACTCGGATTAGATGATAATGGATTCCCAATCATTCCAGTTTAAACCATCCCATAAAGGCAAAGAATTTTGACTAGAAATGGTCTTTTCTTTGCCATTCTTTAAATAAACATTTATATATTTATTAAGAGTGTAAAAGCTTAATGCTCTTTATAAATAATTATGCATAGAACGAAAGTATAGTTTTAAAGGAATTATGAGTTTGAAAACGGGAGCATATGGAAGCATAATGGAGCATGAGAGAGGTGTATTTTTTTTACACTTCTCTTATTATTATATAAATAAGGAGTTGATATTACGAAATATCAGGTATATAAATCTATTTCTCCTTCTACTCATCAGATTTATCAAAATAGTGGTAAACAAATAACAACAAATATAATTAATATGAATGATTTACTTGGAGAAGTTTTAGACCAAGGTAATGAAGGAAGTTGTAGTGCATTTTCTTATCTTGAATTTCGTAGAGCATTATTAGCACAAGCAGGTTTAATAGGAAATTGGATTGATCCATCAGAACAAGCCCAATATTATGAAGAAAGAAAGATGGAGAATATAGCAACCAGTGAAGATTCTGGTGCTTCTCTAGAAGACGCTTTATATGTAGGAGAACAATTTGGAGTCTTGCCCTCCCAAAGTGACCCCTACACATCTGAGACTTTTGAAATTGAACCCCCTACTAAAGATTGGGACGTTTTGTTAAAACTTAATCCTAAACAAGTACAAAAAATTAATTCAGACAATGTATTATCTGATATTACAGATGCTTTAAATAATAATCATCCAATATACGCAGGAATCACCGTTTTTGGGGAACTTGAATCCAAAGAAGTTGCTGATACTGGAATTTTGACTATGCCTAATTCTTATTCTCAAGAAATGGGAGGTCATGCGGTTGTATTTTGTGGACTAGACAATAATGCAAAAATGATTCTTGTGAGAAATTCATGGAGTAAAAATTGGGGTATTAAAGATCAAGGTTTTGAAGGATGTTTTTGGATGCCATTTGATTATGTTCAATATTGTACAGATGCTTATGTAGGTTTTGCAGATGAAGTAGTTAAACCTGTTATTTAAAAATTTATTTAATGGAGGTAAAATAATAATGTTAATATGCCTAGATCCCGGACATCAATCAGTGCCAAATCCAGATACAGGTTGTTCAGGATTTGGAGTTACAGAGCAGGATATTGTATTAGATATTTGTAAACGTGCTCAACAATTAATTATAGCAAATGGAATTAAAGTTATTATGACTCGTGATGGTGCAAGAGTTAATGGTGATGGCTCTTCATTAAATGCTTCATTAAATACAAGATGCCAAATTGCTAATAATGCAAAAGCAGATTTTTATTTATCAGTTCATGCAGATGCTTTTAATGGATCTGCATACGGCACAAGTGTACATATTTTTGGATTAGGTGGCAATGCTGAAAAATTTGCTAAAATCCTAAACCCACAGATGGGACAATTATTTTCAAATCGTGGAATTAAGGTTTCTAATTTTGAAGTTATTAGGGATACTAAAATGCCATCTGCTCTATTGGAAACTGCATTTTTAGATAATAAAGATGACAATGCTAAATTAGTAGATCCTAATGTAAGACAACAAATATCTGTGATTATTGCTAAAAGTGTTTGTACTTATTTTGGAGTTGCATATAATGGTGTAGTTACTCCTGTTGTTGTCCCTGTTCCAATTGTTGAACCTTCGCGTGGAGGAACTACCCCTATTGTAACTCCTGTACCAGTTTCTCAATCTTTAAATTTCTCGTATCCTAACAATGCTAAATGCACTTCTCAAATGCTTATTCGGGATGCGAATGGTTCAGTTATTCCTAATAGATATGTGTCTGCAAATGATATCATCACGGTTTTGGACGTAAGTTATTCGCGTGGTCTTTGTTTGGTCGAGTACCCTACTTCAAGTGGAGTAAAAAATGGTTATATCACAGTATCAAATAATATTGTCTATTTTTCACAAAATGCATGGCACAATGGATCAACTATGGAGATTATTTATGATGAGAATGGTGGTAAGTTAGGTTCTCTTTCTCCTTATGAAAAAGCCACCCCATTGTATAAGAAAAATGGAATGGTTCATTTAGTTTATAACACTGACAAGGGCTTGAATTCAAAGAGTGGTTATTCAAAATACATGGCTGGAATTTAATACTAATTAATCGAATATAAAAGAAAATAAGTGGACTTGTTTACCCTGCAAGCCCACTTCTAAGCCTATCTTCCTGAAAAGATTTGCTTAGTTATATATAAGTATATCATAATAAAAGGGAGGTTGTCAAGTTATGGTTATGGAAGGTGGCATGTTGATAATGTTGGATGAAAAACAGGTTCAGTCTGTACTTGATGGGCATTCTAAGATTTTAGAGGAACATTCGGAAAAAATTCAGGGAATTCTAATTGATAACGCTGTCACGCGAGAACAATTAAACTCAATTAAGTCTCAGATGGGAGACGTCAAGGAAATAGTTACAGAATTTAGAACTAGCTATCTTCAAACAACAGCATCAATGGCGGGGACACTAAGTACATTAGTTATCAACACTAATAATCAAAATGCAGATATAACTAAAAATAATAATAACAACAAAACCTCAATTGTAATTAAAATACTTGGAATAATTGGAGCCTGTTTAGCAGGATTTCTAGCTGCAAAGTTTGGTTTAACTATTACATTATAAATTACATAAATAATAAATAAAAGTCGGTGATAAATAATATGTTAGAAGTCAAAGATATGGTTGATGAGCATGTACAAACCATAACCATAAAAACAGTTATGGTTATTCCTTCACACTCCCATAGATCAGAATCTCCAGAATTCAGAAAAACTAAACAGACTTTAAGAAAAGATGGGAATCTTTCAGAATGTTGGTTGTGTGGTAGTAAGCAGGAACTTGAGGTACATCATTTTTTCGCGGAGTGGTGTGAAGGAAGTATCATAGATTTTGAAGTTCTAAAAGATTTGTGTAATAAATTTGATATATATGGGTATGCAAAGAAAAATCAGAACGCAGAAATCACCTCAATTGATACGATTTTACAAATGATGACACTCTGTAAAAGTCATCACACTGGCACGGATAGTACGGATGGTGGTTCTCCAACGGGAATACATGAACTTCCATTTGGTGAATGGATTCTTCAAAAGGTGGCAAAAATTTCTCCAATTCCCCAAGAAGGAGAGACAATTGGTCTTGTAGAAGAAAAAATTAAAGAATTTACTGATAAGGAAGTTTTCCATAAACAAAATAAATGATTAGTAAGCAGTAAAATTACTAAGGAAAAATAATCCTAAATGAATTAAAGGAACATTTATTTTAGATTAATAACCAAATAAAATAATATCACTGGAGGAATTAAAATGGATTTTCAAACAATTATCAATCTTTTACTCCCTTACTGGGGAATTATTGCAGTTGCTTTGGGTTTTGGTGGATATGTTTTATTTCAAAGAGATGGAGCAAAAAAGATTATCCTATCATTAATAATTCGTATCGAAAAAGAAGCAGAAACATTGGCTCTTAATACAGGTGCAGATAAATTTCAATTTCTTGTTGACCGTGGATATCAATTATTGCCTACTCCTGCTAGATTACTTATCACTCAAAAAATGTTTGAATCTCTTGCACAAAGTTTATATAATTCTGCAAAAAACTACTTAGTTGTAGAAAGAGCAAAAGTTGTTGCAAATGATGCTGTAACCCCTTTAAATATTGTACCCTTAACAAGTTTACCAATAGATAAATCTGACTCAACTGATGTTCAAATTCAGGCAGAAAGTGAAATTACACCTATTATTGAAAACCCTGAAACCCCTACTACACCTAGTGTTGAGCCTATTGTAGAAATAGTGCCAGAAACACCAATTTCTTTGATACCTATAGTCACTTCTACAGTTGCAGATGCAATTACAGCACAAATTACTTTGCTTGCTCAAACGACTGCTAATACCACAATTACCAATATTGTAAATCAAACAATTGCAGAGGCATTAGCTAAAGCAACTCAAATTTAATATCAAAGGGGAAATAATAATGTCAAACTTTCTAAATAAAATTTCAGACACCTACACAAATAAATGCATAGATTTGTATTTTGAATTGCTTAAAGTATCTGGATTTAGTGTATTAGATTTCAAAATTCAATAAATAATCTAACCCAATAAAATAAGAATTTGATAGTTCGGTATAAAAATAATAAGAGAGAAAGTGAGTGATGAAATAATGGGTTTTAGAGTAGGGTCTATGTATTTTGGTAGTCCAGATATTCAAGTTTCAACAGCAAATCAGGAGATTATACAGGCAAACAAACCTACGGATTGGACTTTTCAAAAAATCTATGCCTATCGTTTTAGTTTTACAAATAATACAGCTTGCCATATAAAATTAAATGGTTCTGCTAACCAAATCTATTTAGCATCAGGTCAAGGTTTTGAAATGGATATGTATGATAGTCAATTATTTTCATTTGTAATTGTTGAAGCAGGAGTTTCATTTTCGTATATTGGTGGATTGTAGACTTATAAATAATATTTTTAATGGTTTCTTATTGAAATTGCAAGTTCAATAAGTGTGATTAAAATACCTATGCCAGTACATAGGTATTTTCCCATTTGTATCTCTAATGCTGGAGGGAGAATGATACGTAAATATGTTAGAATCTAAAACTGTGATAATGCGTTGGAATCCTGCAAATAAGAAATGGTATGAGGGAAAGGGATATATATTTACTAATTACAAGGACGAATTTAATGTTCTTGTTGGAGATATGTCTGATGGTTCAAAAGTAATGGTGAATGTAAAATGTGATGGATGTAGTGATATACTAAATGGCATAGAATGGAGAAATTATAAAAAGTATGTTTACGACGACGGAAAATATTACTGTAGAAAATGCTCTAAAAAATTACCCAGAAATGATTCTAAACCATATAAAATAAATGTGAATGTTAAATCGTTTGAGGAATGGTGTTTAGTAAATAATCATCAAGATTTATTATATAGATGGGACTATGACGTAAACACACTCAAACCTAATGAAATTAATTTTAGTTCTCAAGGACATAACAGAAATGGTTACTGGTTCAAGTGTCTAGAACATCCAGAACATGAATCAGAATTAAAAAATATCCACAATTTTGTAAGAAGTGGATATAAAGGAAGTATAGAATGCAAAAAATGTAACTCCGTATCTATAACCCATCCTGATTTAGTAAAATATTTTGTAAATAAAGAAGATACATTGAAATATTCCTCTGGTTCTTTTAAAGAGGTTACTATGAAATGTCCAGATTGTAATTACGAAAAAAAGATAAGGGTAGGTACTCTTATATGGCATGGTTTATCTTGCCATAGATGTTCAGATGGAGTATCATATCCAGAAAAGTTTATGCTTTCATTCTTGGAACAATTAAATTCAATTTCTAAATTCCAACTATCAAAAACGACTTTTAAATGGTGTAAAAATTACAGATATGACTTTTATATTGATTCACTAAACTGTATTATAGAAACACATGGTGGACAACATTACAAAGATACCTTAGGGTTTTGGGGCAGTTTAAAGGAAATTAAAAAGAATGATAATCTGAAAAAAGAATTGGCTAATGAAAATAGCATCAATAGTTATATAGTTATAGATTGTAGATATTCTAAAATGGAGTTTATTAGAAATAACATTATGATTAGTGAGCTACCTAAGTTATTAAACTTTAAAGAGTCTGATATAGATTGGTTTAGATGCCACGAATATTCTTGCAAGAGTTTAGTTAAAGTGGCTTGTGATTTATGGAACAATAGAATAAGAAGTATATCAAATATATCAAAGGAATTAAAATTGAGTAAGAGTACAATTTTAAGATACTTAAAGCAAGGATTTATATTAAACTGGTGTGACTATAATCCTAAAAAATTAAACTCATAAATAATGTATTTAAAGAAAGCGAGTGATGAAATTATGGGTTTTTTTCACAATAATAATTCTGGTGGAGGTACCTCTGGAGGCGATAGTCCTGCCATAAATGACGGTACAAATAGAATTACTCCTAGTGATGTAAAAGCAATTGATACTGCTCGTCTGACGGATAAGGCTGAAACCGCGTCATATTATAATTCAGTCGCAGAAATGAAAGCTGATAACAAATTGATAGCGGGTAAACGCTGTGTAACCTTAGGGTATTCTTTATTTTGTGATATGGGGGGTAGCACATACAAGATAGTTGATGGTGCTTTTATAGAGGATGGCGGTTCATATCACCACATCACAGGGACGCTTTTTGCACAATTAGTCTTTGCTGAAGTTGTAAATACTAAGCAATTTGGCATAACTGGGTTAGTCGATGATAGTGTGCAAATGTTAAAGGCTTTAACATTCACAGCACTTAACAAGCTAGAACTTAAACTAAACTCTGATGTTATAGTGTCTACTCCAATCTTGGTCAATGACTTTTATCACATTACTGCGGATAATAAGGGTAGAAGAATCAAGGTAAAAGATGGCGTAACGATGGAGTCTATCTTTAAGTTCACCAAGAATACCTACTATGTTAATATTCATGGGTTTGTAATGGATGGCAATAAAGCAAGTGGTGCAATCTCAAAGGGTGTAACCTATGCAACGGCGGGTGCTAATTATTATATTGCCACTTGCGAAGTGTGTGACTTATACATGGAAAAATTCGCAGATAAAGCCATTGATGTTAGCGCAAGATGCATTAATCCTAATATTCATCATATATATATAGATTCATGTGATAAACAGGGGTTATATTATTTAGGTTTTGACGGAATGGTTAGCCATATATATACAAGTTTTTGTGGCATTGCGGGATCAACAGAGGGGACCTACTTAGGTGGTGGAGATACTAAAATATCAAATGTTAAAACATGGTTTAGTGGGTCTTATGGTTCAGCAAAAGCAGGTATTGTTATAGCTTCCACCCTTAATCAATATTTTGGTATTGAAGCGCAAGAAAATTATTATGCCGGGTATTATTTTGATAACGCAAATCAAAATCAAGGGTCACTTGTTACAGACCGTAATAACTACGGCAATAACCCAATTACCTACGGCGCTGTATTAAATAGTGGTAAAGAAAACCAACTTGATATTATCTGTAGGAATAACACAAACTTCGGAGCTATATACCAACAAACTGGGGTTTGGATACCAAATAATGACTTCAAAAACAACGACATTAAAATAAGTGTTGATGATCTGCATACCACATTTTTGAAGGATGATTCTACCACGGAATACAATAATATTAGACTTAATAGGGTGGATTTTAGAGATTATTACCACGACATAACACCTAACTCAATCATCGTTGCCCCTGTTACAACGACAGGATTAACACTTACACCTTTAAAGGGTAACATCTATAAGCTCACGGGAACGGCGACCGCTGACACAACATTCTGGTTATACGGTGCGTATGGTACTGTTACAGGATTTGATGTGCCTATAAATCATAAAATTATAATGGGAGGTTCGCCCACTAAAATATCAAGCGCCAAGGCAACTATTAATATTTTCACAAATGGCATTGATATTTTATTCAGTGGTTTAAATCAATTAAACTCTTATCTTACAGTGGCTAAAACTATTTCGGGTATTAGTATTAAAGTTTTAAACGGTCAAACGGTAGACATGATTATTAACCCTAAGATATTAGTGTTTGAACATTAAATAATCAGCAATAGGATAAACACAATAACTAATTATTGTGTTTATCGAGAAACATCGGATCTGTTAAATTGTTTCGTGCGTAATATTTTCCTTAAACAAGCTTCTATAAAAGTTCTCAAAGTTTTGCACCACTTAGATTCTATATAGTGGCTGACCAAAAATGACAAAATAAACATAAACGTAAAAGTAAAAATAACCAAAATATTTGTGTTGATTTTGTTGTAAAGCTGATTGAATATCGCGTAACCAATTGTATGATGCAGTAAATATAAAGGATACGACAAAGCACCTAAAATAGAAACAATCCTTAGTTTTTTGAGTTTAAGCACCTTAATTGCGGCAAGGAACATTATGATTAATATAAAAGAGTCGATTGCTACAACAACGGGAATGGACAAATCGTAATTACTATAAGTATTATTGTTAATTGCCCTGTTAACCGAAGAATAGATAGAAAGACCACAAGAAGCTGCCAGCCCAATGCTTTTTGAGATTGTTAAGCCGTGTTTCCATATTAAAAACAATAACATGCCATATATAAACAGTGATGAGTAACTACCTAGTGTTAATTTATTAGCGATTTTAGAAAGAATGGAATCTGAACCGAAATTAAGGTAGATACACGCTATGGATAGGGTAAGCCAAATATACGCGAAATACTCGCTGTACTTAATCTTGCGTATAAGTAAGACAAATGCGATTAATGCGTAAAACGTGATTTCGTACATTAGAGTCCAATAAGAACCATCAATATTATTAATGTTAACAAATCCGTTAAGCATGGTCATATTTATGAGATATTGCTTTATGGATACGGTACTGACATCTATTGGCGAAATGAGTAATACAACAGTTGTTAATGTACAGCAAACCCAATATGCGGGATACAACCTTCCTACGCGCGAAGATAGGAAACCTATTACATCCGCATCCCATGCAGACATCAATATTACGAAACCACTAATAATGAAAAATAGTTCAACGCCTAAAAACCCATACTTCGCGATTGGTGCTAAAAAAGGAAGGCTTAAGGCGGATTTCCCAAAATGCGAACCTAGAAACGCATAGTGGAAAAACACAACAGATAATGCGGCAATAAATCTGAATAAATCAATAATATAGATGCGATCTTTGTTTTCCATGTATTTGCAACTCCACTCTTTTGTTTAGTGTACAATCAATAATGATTACATGATATTCTAATAAGTATTTTAAATCAATTTTTAGTCGCTTCGTAGTTGACAGTTTATCCGACAGAAACATATCTCTGTAATTCTTAAAGAGAGTATATAAATATACTCTCTTTTGTATTGTAAATATGCTAAAACATTACAACGATTCAATAACCCCTTTAAAATATAAATTTCGAAGGGATTTTAGAGATTTGAGAAACCCTGAAACCCGCATGGATACTGGGTTGTACTTTTTAAGTATGACCCTTATTTTTGAGTTAAATTATAGATTTTTGTCATGGTTTCTTATTTTATGTTTCGCGAACTTAATAAGAGTAATTAAAAGGGATGTGCCACTACACATCTCTTTTCCCATTTGTTTTTCTGATAGTGGAAGGAATGATTTATAATGGTAGAAGAAATAGTAATTAATAATGTAGAGATTGTAAATCCTTATGGCTTTATATATATTACAACGAATATGATGAATGGAAAGAAATACATAGGACAAAGAAAACTTAATGATAATTGGAAGGGTTATTTAGGAAGTGGAAAAATTCTTAAAAGAGCAGTTAAAAAATATGGCAGAGAAAATTTCAGTAGAGAAATCATTGCTGTTGCTTATTCAAAAGAAAAGTTAAGTGAATTAGAAATTGCCTTTATTAAATACCATAACGCTTCAAATAGTAGGGATTATTATAATATTACAAATGGGGGAGAAGGTTTCCCGTTTAAACATAGTTTAAAAAGTAGACAAAAGATGAGTAATTCTCAGAAAGGTCGTATTGTTTCTGATGAAACAAAAATAAAACTCGGTATAGCACATAAAGGTGAAAAGAACCACAACTACGGAAAACATCTTTCTATAGAAACAAGACAAAAACTTAGTTTGGCTAAAACAGGCGAGAATCATTGGATCTATGGCAAACATCATTCAGAAGAAACTAAAAATAAAATGAGTGAAGCCAATAAGGGAGAAAAGAATTGGCATTATGGTATGGTTACTTCTGATGAAACAAAAATGAAGCTTAGTTTTGCTAATAAAGGAGAAAAAAGCGGAAGCTATGGTAAAGTTGTTTCGGATGAAACTAAGTTAAAAATGAGAGAAGCAAAAATGAAATTCAATGATAAACAATTAACAGAAATTAGAGAGAAATATTCAACAGGTGACTATAAGCAAGTAGAGTTAGCAAGAGAATATAATTGTGCTTCTTCTGTTATTAGTTACATTGTTAATTTTAAACAAGCATATGCAAAAGTAATATAAAACGAGGTGGTGAATAGTATAGATGTTTAATACCTCCCCACTCAATAGTGTGCAATTTAACTCAAGTTCTACTAAGATTACATACCAAGTTAATTTTTCAGTTGATACTCTTAGAAGAACCACAGTAATTTCAACGAACGTATATGACTTGCAGAGAAATATTAATTCGACAATTACTACAAACGTAGATACAAGCAGAAATATTAATAGTTCAATAATATCTCAAGTGGATACCCTTTTGAAAATAGTAAATCAAGATAGTGTTCTTGTTGATACTGCGTTAAAACTTTTCGTAACACCAACTATAAATTCTGATCTTCAGAGGAAAATAGTAATCAACTCAAATACGCTATCAGATACATCTCGTAAAATAAGTAAATTTATTCAAGTGTCATCGGACTTAAAAAGAAAAGTAGTTATAGCATACTCTACAATTTTTGACATCATGAGAAGAGTTTTAAAATATCAGCCACATAAAACTGACAATTACACATTCACAGAAATGCAGGATAAATACAATCTAATAGAATTTATGGATAATTATACTCTTACAGAAATACAAGATAAATATATTATTAAGGAGGATGAAGATGCTTTTTAAATTAGGAGAGAAAAAAGACTGTGGATTAATTGTAAAGTCAATTAATGGTAGTAAGTTTAAGTTTATAAGTGCCACCTATGAGCACATTGGATATAAATTAAACGATGTAATTGCTTCTGGAAGTTGTAGCTTTAATAATCTAACAGGACAGGTGTGGATATTTCTAGCCCCTGAAGTATATTCCAAAGTAATTTTCACAATGGAAATACAATGTTTATTAGAAAGTGGACTTGATGATACAACCCAAAGCATCGAAACTATCCTTGGAGAAATTTTAGTAAAGATTTAATGCAATTATAGAAAGGTGGAAAATAACTTGTTTGTACATTTATATCAAAACAACCCCACTGTAGGATTAACTGATGGTGTCATTGTCAGTGAAAACGATAGTGAGACTAGTCCTATTATTATAGGCGTTAACGCTACAAACAGCGAAATTTCTCAGGGGAAAAAGATTGGAATTCGTAGCGAAAGTACGTACCAAACATCGGCAGAAGTTCCAACAATTATTAGTTTAGTAGGAGCAAGTTCTTCTAATTGGGCACTTTCTCTTGACAATGTAGTTTGGCAACCCTACGGATCTCCGATATCAATTGCTACTCAAATTACACCAGTAAATACAATTTTCTATTGCAGAGGGAGGGCAAATTTAATAGAGCTTCCTGAGAATGATAGGTCTGTAAATATCTCAATTTTATCACAAATTGAGTCAACATTATAAAACAAATATAATCTACCTGAAAGGAAGGTGATTACAATTACGATTTCATTTCATAAAGTTGCCAATAATGCATCTGCACTCCTAGTGAATCCTGTTGGAATATCAGACTTAACAATTACAGTAACAGCAGATACATTCCCTGTTGCTCCATTCTATATTACATTAATTTCAAGTGTTGACACAACTTTAAACGAGATATTAGAAGTGACATTAAAAACAGGTAATGTATTTACAGTAAATAGAGCTATGGATAATACATCTGCAAAATCATTTCAAGCAAATGATAAATGTCAATTATTCCTTGTAGCAGGACATATATCAGAAATACAACAACAAATAACCTCCCATTCAACAGAAATAACATCACAACTTATTACAGTTGTAAGAGATATAACCCTCACTGGTATTCAAACAATAACAGGACTAACATCTATCCCAAAAAGTGTTTCTATTAGAATCGGAATAAATAATAATACTGATTTACTATTTTCAACTGGTTCATGGCATTCAAATGGAAATGGACAAAATTGTACTGGAATATATAAAAATACAACAGGATATTGTACATCTACTTCGTCTACTGCTATTGGGTCTGTTGCTACTAGTGCATCTGATTTTCAAACTGCAACATTTGGTAATTTATTAAATGGACAATTTGATTTAACTTGGTCAAAAACAGGTTTACCAACTGGAACAGTTACGTTATTTATAGAATGTTTCTATCATTAAAGAAAGGAGAAATATATGAAATATTGCGTACTTAAAAATACAGTAAAAGTTATTGATGGTTCAGAAAATAATCAGACAACTATGATTCAAAATTCAAGTCATGCAGGATTCGTAGAATCAGAAGTTGAGATTATAACTCAAGCTGAATATGAACAAAGATTAGCAATTATTCCTGTTGTTGTTCCTACAGCAACACCTAAAATAATAAATTCCCCTATGCTTCCAACTCAGACACAAATTGATGCAATGACAGAAGGTTCAATATTTGTAGTCTATGGTGCAGTTTACACAGTTGATGCATATCCATCTAAACCTACAATTGCATATGACACTCTAACTACAAACTCAGCAAGAATTACTTTAACTACACCATCTACGGATAACTCAGGAATTGTAACGTATCTCCTTGCTTACAGTGATGGAACAGTAATTTCTGATCCTGTAACATTACCTTATACTTTCCCTGCACTACTAGATTTTAATACTGATTACAATATTAAACTGGGATCAAAGGATAATTTGGGCCAAATCACATGGAGTGATATTCTTACATTCCATACTTTACTCAACCAAAAACCAATTGCTTCTTCTGTAAATATCACAGGTAATGCAACAATTAACAGCGTATTAGCAGGTAATTATACATACAGTGATGCAGAATCTAATATTCAAGGTATTTCTACCTTCAGATGGTTTAGAAATGCTGTTGCAATTTCAGGTGCAACTTCTAATACCTATACAATTATTACTGCTGATATAGGTAAAACCTTAACTTTTGAAGTTACTCCTATTGCAACAACAGGAACAATTCTAGGTAATTCTGTATTGTCAAGTGGATTATTAATTCCAGTACCTACAATAACAGGATTAACAGTATCTCCAACAACAACTCAAAATGCTATTTCATGGAATCCAAGTGGAATAACTGGTTCAGTTTATAATGTTTATTGGTCTCTCACAACTGGAGTTACTAAATCAAATGGAACATTAATTCCTAATGCAACTTCTCCATATAATCATACAGGATTAACAAATGGAACATCTTATTTTTATGTCATTACTGAAACTGTAAATGGAATTGAGTCAACAGATTCTACTCAAGTATCTGCTATTCCTAACATCCATACAGGAGCAACGGTAGCACCTGTAATTTCTGTAGTTGGAGGAACTAATCAAAATATTATCAGTTTAGTTTCTGCTGCTTCTGGATATTCTGGTGGAGCAACGTCTGCAAGTAAAAATCTATACAGAGATAGTATTTTAGTAGGAGTAGTAACCTTACCTTACACAGACTTAGGAAGAACAAATGGAACAGTGTATGCTTATCAACTAGAAGATGTAGATACTTTAGGTGCATTTAGTCCTAAAAGTGCAATAGTTAATGCAACTACAAATAGTGTCCCTGTAGCAAGTGCAGTTTCAATTTCAGGAACATTAACAAAAGGTAGTACACTAACAGGTAATTACACTTATTCAGATGTAAACTCAGATGCACAAGGTACATCTACATTCAGATGGTTACGTAATTCAGTTGAAATTGCAGGAGCAACATCTAATACTTATATTCTTGTTGATGCTGATATTACCAAAACAATTGTGTTTGAAGTGACTCCTAAATCTTCAACTGGTGCATTAGTAGGAATTGCAGTGCAATCAATTGGAACAGTTATTCCAGTACCTAGTATTTCTGGATTAGTTGTATCACCTACTTCTGCTCAAAACTCTATTGCATGGACTCCTAGTGGAATTAGTGGAGCAACATATAATATTTATTGGTCGTTAACAAGTGGAGTAACAAAATCCAATGGAACTAAGATTGCTAATATTTCTGCTTCTCCTTATGTTCATACTGGATTAACTAATAGTACAGCTTACTATTATGTAATTACTGAAGTTATAAATAGTATTGAGTCTGCTGATTCTATTCAAGCGAGTGGTACACCTACTGTTTCTAATACTGCTCCTATTGCAAGTTCAGTTTCAATTAGTGGTACTGCAACTAAAGGAAGTACATTGACAGGAAACTATACCTATTCAGATGCTAATAGTGATTTAGAAGGAACAAGTACATTTAGATGGTTAAGAAATAGTGTTGCAATAACAAGCGCAACTGCAAAAACTTATGTACTTGTAGATGCTGATGTTGGAACAAATATAATATTTGAAGTTATTCCTGTAGCAACAAGTGGAGTATTAACTGGTATTGCAGTTCAGTCTAGTGGGTTGAGTATTCCTGTACCTATTGTAGCAGGAGTAACAGCAACAACTGGAGATACATTAAATACTTTAACATGGACTGCAAGTGGAATAACTGGTGCTACTTATAATCTTTATTGGTCTACAGTTACAGGAGTGAATCATTCAAATGGGACTAAGATTGCTAGTATTACTTCTCCTTATTCTCATACAGGTAGAACAAATGGTACAACTTATTATTATGTTATGACAGAAGTTACTAATGGTATCGAATCTTCTGATTCTAGTCAAGTCAGTGCTATTCCTGTTGCTAATGTTCCACCAACTTCAACAACTCCTATAATTAGTGCGGTTACAGCGACGGGGTTCGTTGCCCAAGGCACAATAAACGGAATACAAGCAGGAGACGCAGTGAATGCAATTGGAATTATGTACGGCCCACAAGGAACTACAAGCTCGGATGACACCTCAGCAGGGAGATATGTAATTCTATATGATGCTCCTAGCATATCCGCATATCAAGGGGCAGGATATACCTTTACTAGTGCTACTCTTGTACAAGGGACAAATTATCAAGTGTGGGTAAATGCAAGAGAGAGTCCTTCAAATAATTGGGGTGTTGAAACAGGAAGCACGATATTTGCTATGCCTCACACAATCCCATCAACTCCAACTATTTCAGTAGCAAGTGGCAACACGCAAAATATTATATCTCTTGTAACTGCTTCTACTTTCTCAGATTCAGCAACTTTGACAGGTTACAATATTTATAATGGTGCTACAAAGGTTAATACTACGCCTGTGGCTTTGCCTTATACAAACACAGGATTAGTGAATGGAACGTCTTATAGTTATCAGATTGAAACAGTTGATAGTTTTGGAGGTGTTAGTGTTAAGAGTGGGGTTGTTAGTGCTACACCCCTATATCCAGTTTTAATTAGGGCAGAACAAAATGACCCTGCTGTAGTTTATACAGGAACATGGACCGATTATTCTGATGTGAATTTTTCTGGAGGTTCTGGTAAATATACATCGGTTATTAATAGCACCGCAGAATTTACATTTATTGGTACATCTATAAGTCTTTATGGTTACAAGTGGACTGACGAGGGGAAAGCAGAAATCTATATTGATGATGTTTTACAGACTACTATAGATTGCTATAATGCGAGTGTTTTGTATAAAACGCTTATGTATCAAAAGACAGGATTAGTTTTAGGAACCCATAAGATCAAAATTAAAGTATTGCATACCAATACGGCTCCATCGTCGAATTTCAACATAATGCTTGATTACTTTACCTATGACAGTTATTCGTCTGTACGACCTCCATCTACTCTATCAATAAGCGAGTTCGATATAACAACAGTAAAAGTTGCATTATCAGATATAACAAACTCAACTTATGACGTTAAAGTTTCAACGGATAACTGGGCAACGTCAGTAACCAAAGCGACAGCGGTTCCTTTCGCATCCTTCCCATATAATATTACGGGACTATTAACTGGAACGTCCTATAAAATCAAGGTTACTGAAAGTACAAGCATAGATAGTAATATTTTAACTTGGACTACTGGACAAAACTATGCAGGAACAAAAGCCGGGACAACGAGTTCAACGACAGTATGGTTTGCTGACCAAGACTTTGATAACTCTCCCGCAGGTACTTGGACAACAACTTCCCAAGGTACAGGAGATATTATGTCGTTCTCGGGAAGTGAGCTTCAAGTCTATGACGCTACGCCTACAGGAATGGCAGTCGAGCAAATTATAGGGGGAATGTTACCAATAAATGATACTACCTTTACCATCTACCATGAGTTTAGAATCAAGTCAGCAGATATAGCAAAAGATGTAAATTTCTGCTCCGATTTTATTAGTAGTGATTCAGTATACGATACCGCTTGGGGACCAAATATAGTGGACATAAACAATCTAAATACAACTTCTCGCACAATGACAAAAACAAAAGACGGAAATGGTGATTATATATTTAAGGCGTGGACAAAAATGCCTACAACTGGGAATCCTCCACAAACAGCGAATTTCATTAGATTCAGGGTATTTAGACTTTTAGCAGACACTAATATTTATCTTCGTAAAGTAAACATCATTTACAATACTGTGACATCTTAGGAGGTGAAGATATGGCAACAGGAATATATGTTCCGTGTGATTATTCAAATTTGTTACCAACTACATTCAGAACACACGAAAAGAATCCAATATCTCCCCCTTATGGGACATACAGCTTAACCCATGATGATATGAACAACGTCCAAGCTGAGATTAAAAAACTCCAACAAAGAACCTTTGGTTCAAAAATTCTCTTAGTTACCGATTTCAGCCCTGCACTTGATGGAATAAATGATGATGCTCCTGCATTTAACAGGGCTTTAGCTGAAGCAAAACTAACGGGGTGCGAAGTATTTGCACCCCCAGTTCCTAATGGATACGTGTGGAAAACAAAAGTAACAATACCCAAAGGTACAAAACTCAAAGGGGTACGCATTATTGTTACTCAAGATCAAGTAAATGCAGACAGTAGTTTAAAAGGTATTTGTACCTTCGTTAATGTTTATACGGGTAAGGGTTCTGTTACTGCTGATCCTGCCGTTTTTGTTGGTTCATCTGGTGAATTAGAAGGCTTTGTATTTTGGTATCCAGAACAAACAGATACTAACCCCCCAGTTATATTTTCTCCTAATGTTGATATGGATTCAGCTGATTGTCAGGTTAAAAATTGTCACTTCCTAAATTCATATTGGGCAGTAAGAGCATACGCTTACGGTGGCAGAAGGCGATTTATTAACTTAACAGGTCAACCTATATACAGAGGAATATCAACAGATAACAGTTGGGATTGCGACAGAATTAGTAACTGCCATTTCTGGCCGTTTTTCACACATTCTGCCGGGACAACAGGACCAACATCATTATGGGCATGGCAAGCACAAAATGGCATAGCTTATGACATAAATAGAGCTGACGAAATAATTATAGATAAGATTTTCGCTTTTGGATACTCTTCGGGACTTAAAGTATCGGGTGGCCCGTCAGGTCAAGGGCTTTGCTATGGAAAATTAACTCTTTTCGGTTTCGATTATTGCAAGAATTCACTATTTTTTGATGGTACTGGTACAGGAGGTGGGACACAGCAAGGATGGCAAATTAGTAATGGAGGGCTTATTCCTTTAAGTGGATTTTCTAATGGTGGCAATGGATTAAAAGTTGTGAATTATGGAATAGGTCGTATTAATATAAATAATGTAACAGTATGGGGAGACACCGCAGGGGCTGGATTAACGTCAGGCTCTCCTATTTATGCTGACAGTGGGAATATTCAAGTTAATAATTTCTCATTCTTAAACTGGGGGGATACGACAGCCCCAGCCATTGATTTACTAGGTACTGCAAGATTCAAAATGATTGGTGGAGATATAGGTCAAGCAGGAACACATATCAGATGTGCAACAGGTGTCCCTAACCCAATCGTTGCATACTCAGATATAAAAGGTTCTTCAATGGTAAAAACCTTGAATGGTCAAACTGTATTAGGCGAAGCTACTAGTAGGTTTTACTAGGATGGTGATATAAATGTCAACAGAATTTGGGTTTATGGAATTTGGTTTTGCTGAATTTGGTTCAACAGTAACTTTAAGAATAAAAATAGGCAATCTACTAAGAGAATATACATATGGATATATAAAAATAGGGTCTGAAATTAGAGTCATTGATAGAGTTTATATTAAAATTGGGAATCAATTAATGTCACTTTAAAATATAATATAAACTTACCATAACTAAAATAACTCATGGAATTGTACTATTTAATTTAATTATGTTATATAATACAATTAACATAATTAAATTAAGGAGGCAATTCCATGAGTTATTTTAAACATGAAAATGCAATAGTAGAAACTGATAAAATAGGTGATGATACTAGAATATGGGCTTTTTCTCATATACTTTCTAACGCAAAAATAGGTAGCGGGTGCAATATTTGCGACCATACTTTTATTGAAAATGATGTAGTATTGGGAAATAATGTAACTGTAAAATGCGGAGTATATATTTGGGATGGATTGAGAATATCTGATAATGTATTTATTGGTCCAAATGCAACCTTTACAAACGATATCAGACCACGTTCAAAACAATATCCTATTAAATTTGAAGAAACTATTATTGAAGAATGGGCATCAATTGGAGCGAACGCGACTATAATTGCAGGTAATAAAATTGGTAAATATTCAATGATAGGGGCTGGTTCGGTTGTTACATGTGATATACCAAATAATACACTTTGGTATGGTAATCCTGCAAGGTTTAAAGCGTATATTTGCGATTGTGGAGAAAAATTAGGTGTGTATTATAAATGTAAATGTGGTAAGATGTATGTTTTAGATGGTGGGATTATTGTAGAGAGATAATAGAATAAATCATGAATTTCAATTATAATACAATAATAGAATGAAATTGAAATTTGATGCTATGTAAATTAGAATCATTACAAATAACAAACTCTGAAAGGTGCATGGTTACTGGGTTGTACTTTTTAGGAATGAGTATCAAAATTTCATAATTTAGTTAGAAGAGAGTGATTTTTGTCACTCTCTTAATTTATATTTAAATGAGGTTATAAGCGTGTTTTAAGGGATTTTTGAGTTTTGAGTGGATTTATTTATTGTTGTTGAATGTAGTAGTTGGATTAAAGAAGAAAAGAAAGAACGTGCGGATGTTAGGACATCCTTGAAATTTCTGAGGAAATTTATATTCAATTTAAAAACTATAAATTTATAGGAGGCATTTAATTATGCAAGTGAACTTTAGATACAGTGACACAAATTTCATATCTTATCTTGTTACTTTAGGATATGAATATAATAAAATTGAAATCGCAAAAGATAAAAGTTATGGAATTAAAGTTTTTATACACTTTTCAGGAGAAAAAGAGGAATTAATAAATCTCTATAATAATTTTGTAAATGGTATTGCAAATATTAATGTTTTATCATTCTCTAAAAATAGAAAACAAATATCAAAAACCATAAGGGCAGAAATAGCAAAGTATGAGAGAAACCAAGTGAATGAGAACGTGAAGAATTAAGAAGGGCAACCTCGCAAAGCATTGCTATTGCTTGATTAGAAATATTTAATAGGCATTACCATGCTTTAATTCGGCATCCCCATACCGAATTAGGTGTTTTTGTTGACCCATAAAGGAGGGCATTTAAATATGTCAGAGATGCAAGATTTTATTAATGAATTAAATAGCCAATTTGTACCTGCAATTGGAGGTTCCTATGTAGCTATTAAAACAGGAGAAATGTTTACACAAGAAAGTTTACAAGAACATGTTAAAGAAAAAGTGGAAGCATTTAATATTGAGAGATTTAAAGAATCAGTAATTTGTGGAGTTTCATTAGACCAAGTTTTAAAGAAAAAGAAACCACCAAGAAAAGAAGCAAAGTCTAATTATGATGGTGGGGATTTTAATATGGTGTATCGTTTTAAATTAGAGGAGTTGATAAATATGCAATTAGAAGTTAATGAGAAACTTGTATATTACATATTAAGAGATTTTACAGTATTCCCTTCCAACTCAATTATGATCAATGGTCAAGTACCTACATTTGAAGAATTAGAACCTATCATTGGTTTGAAAGAAAGAACTATTAGGAAAGCAGTAAAGTCACTTGAGAATAAAGGATTGTTTAAATTAAAGCAATCAGGGCATAAGAAAGTAATTTATGTGAATCCTTCCTATTATGCTACAGGTAAGAATTTAGATATTAATACTGTAAAGATGTTTGATTTAATGTAACTTATAAATAATTATGTCCGTATTAGGGACATATAATTTTGAATTTAATTGTGGTTTTCTAAATGTCAGGCCAGATGTTTAGAAGTAAAACAAGGGACTTGGAACTGACCTTACAGTTTTGAGTCTCTTATTCCATTTTGTGCTCTTAATAAGGAAAGAGGTTATATATTGTGTTAATTACTAAAGAGGTTGAAACAACGTGGAATAATCAAACAGCTAAATATTGGGTAGAAAAAGGTTATGCTAAATTAAAACCGGGAGATTTATTTAAAGTTAAAGTAGAAGATTTGAAACCTAAAAGCAATGTAAAAGTAGAGGTATTATGTGATTATTGTTTAGAAGAAGGAATAGAAACAATTGTCCCTATGACATGGAATTACTATACTCAAAAATCTTTAGCAATAATTCCTAAAAATTGCTGTGATAAACATTACGGCATTAAAATGAAAGAATGTAATATATCAAGTTTTAGAATAAATAATCCATCTAGAAGTAAAGAAATAAATGATAAAAGAGAACGCACATTAATGGATAGGTATGGAGCGACAAGTCTAAATGATATTCCTGAATTCCAGCAAAAGAAAAAAGAAACTAATCTTAAAAAGTATGGTAAAGAATGGCCTATGCAATCAGATGAAGTTCAATTAAAATTTAAAGCAACCAATCAAGAGAGATATGGGGTAGATCACCCAATGATGTTGCCACAATTTATAAACAAGAAAAAAGAAACTATGTTTGAAAACTATGGAGTAGTAATACCTATTTTAAACAAACAAATCAGAGAAAAAACAATTCAAACTAACATGGAAAGGTATGGGTGTGAGTTCCCATTACAGTCTGAAGAAATAAGACAAAAAATAGATGATACTGTTTTTGAACGCTATGGAGAAACAACAGTTGTTAAAGTTGAAAGCATTATAGATAAAATAAGACAATCATTCTTTAAAAACGGAACAGTAAAAAGTTCTAAGCAACAAAGATACATAAATAGTTTATTTAATGGTAACTTAAATTATTTAGCAAATAAAAGGTCATTCTTGGATATCGCATTCCCAGACGAAATGATATATGTTGAGTTTGATGGTGGAGGTCATAATTTAACTGTTAAAAACGGAAAAATTCTCCAAAAAGATTTTAATCGAAAACAAGACAATCGTACTTATGCATTATTAAGAAATGGATGGAGAGAAATTAGGTTTATATCTTTAAAAGATAGCCTGCCTTCAGATGAAGTATTATTAAGGATGTTAGAATATGCAAGAAAATTGTTTGGTAAAGATAATTTTCATAGGGTAATTTTTGATATTGATAACAATAATATCACTACTAGTAAGTGGACTAAGGAATATAATTATGGGGAGTTAAGAAAAGTTGGGAAATTTGGATATTTAGAGTAATATATAATCTTAATAGGACATCTACTTAATTGTAGATGTCCTATTTTTTGCATTTTCAGTTTTAGCCGATTACTTTTTTAATAAATATTTCAGAAATCGTCTTTTGAACTTTTGAAGAATTTATCAGCTTATTTCCTTCTCTGAGGCAGAAGTCCCATGTGGTATTGTTTTTTGATAGGAAGTTTTCTTGAGTTAATTTAATTAATTTACTTTTCCAATCTTCTACATCTCGTAAATTAACAGCTAGACTAAACAGTGCATTAATGAACATTACCTCGCCAACAAATGTTTTCGTTTTTTCTTCTTGTTTGATTTCTGGAGTGACGTTGCCATATATTTTAGGAAACAATTCTACAATACTATCCCAGAAATCACAAAGATATATGGCAATTTTCTCAGCGTCACCTTTTGTCATAGGAGAAAATAAAGAACATCCTTTAGATAAACTGCTAAACGTCATTACGCAACTACTTGATTTACGGATCGAATTAGAAATTACCTCAATTTTATTGCGAAGGGAAGATTCGTTCATTACCTTTAATGCAATTACATTATCCAAATTATAAACATCATGAAATGCAATTCTTGTTTTGGATATGGGAAGACTATAAGAATTCAACTCAACAAAGATATTTTTTGACTCCATATCCGTTGCATTTTCGATTGTTACAGGGAAAAAGAAATCATTTGGATTTTTCATTGCAGAAGGATCTTTTGATTTTGTAAATAAATGGTACATCATCACCATTGCTTCCAATCTATGAGCCCCATCGAGGACAGATAATGGAGAGTTTCCAGATAAAGTATTAGAGTCATAGTCATAAATCAATTCATCCTCATTATTTTTTGAATAATTTAGATAAATGCAACCTCCATTAACAGAAGAAGATGACATTAGTGCGTTTAGAATTTCTTTCGTGTGCTTGATATTAATTAGAGGCATATCCCCTTTGGATTTGGTGTGTTTTAATCCTCTTTGCTCAGAACTTTTGTAGACTATTCTCCCTGAAATGTACAATTCTGCCAATTGAGTTATTGATAATGATAGATGAAATTTTTTCGGAATACCATCTCGCATTGTAACCAGAACATCATCAAATTCAAAAGATTTATCGTCTGAACCATTTAATTCTTTCAATCTATTTTTCATATCTCTTTTTAATTTTCTAGCTTCTTTTAATGACTGTTTCTCATTCTTCTCATCTTGTATTTCCTGATCTTCCTTATCAAATCCTTTTGGATCAGAATCTCCAACCTTCTTATCCTCCCATCCATCAGAACTTTCCATTTCTTTTTGTATCATATCGTCTTCATTATTATCCACCATTTCACCCCTAGCAATTTTATTTGTATCTCTCATGTTTTTAGTTCTCATTAACTCCTTCAGTTCTGCTTCGCTTTTTTCTTCAGTAGACCAATTCAAAATCTTTCCCATATCAAAAACTCCCTTCAAATGCCTTTAAAATGCCAACGAAATAGCTGATTTATATCCTACTTTATCACAGTCTATCCAGAAAAGATAATAAATAGACCAAAAACTTGATAATAAAATGAAATAAGGGTTACTTTTCATTGTCCTTATTTCATTTTATAAACATCAAAAACATTTTCCTTTTATATAGTATATTCCTCAAATCATTGGACAGATTAATATCATAGTCAATAATCAATTTATAGGAGTTGAATAATTATGATGTTAATAGGAGCATTATTTCTTATATCAGGATCGTCATTAGTAATTGCATGTGTCTCAACCTTAACTCACTTAATTCAATAAACAACAACAACAATAGCTTCATTTTAAAATTATTATAAGGCAATTTCATTTATCCTATTTATTGGGATATTTTGGAGTTGCCTTATTTTTTTATTCTTGTCCACTTTATCACAAGCATAATATTACCATTTGTCAATCTGTAATCATCCAATGTCCCATTTCATATTATTCAGTATCAGTTGTCACTTCGTTCCTCCTTCTCTTCTTTGAATCTATACCCCTTGCCACATAAGGTTTTTAGCTCGTTCAGCGTTTGCATAGGCAAACGGGATAGATAACAAAACGTCAAACGTATATACACACCTTTGTTACTCTATCAAAAATCATTAAAAAGAGGTGATTTACTATGTCAGAGAAAAACGATATCTATGATCTAGCAATCAAGCAATGGAAGAAAGGAAGAGAACGTGGAGGAGGAATTCCTGCAAAAATCTATGATGTAATTGTGTTTCATTATAAGGAAGATTATCGACCAATAATTATTAAAAGACATCTCGTAAAAGCAAGAGAGGAAGATATTATTGAGGAAGTTAAATTAGGCAGACCAAAAGGAATCAAAGACATAATCAAAAGAATTAAAAGTTTAGATGACCATTATAACGAAACTTGGTTTTTTGTAATTAATCTCCCTGCTGGATTAAACTTTGAAAATTTTAAAAAACTAGAACAAACTTTTGCAGATGCATTAGGGGAAACAGGCAATTGTCAGATTGAGCAAAATGGTATGGCTGTTCATATGACTGTTTCAAATGTAAACAGAACGAGAATATACCCTTATAATTTCGACCCTACTCCATATCTAGCAAAGGGTATGATAATTCCTATTCCTTTCGGATATTCAATTAACGGTTTAATTGTCAAGGATTTAGCTGAAATTCTTACACTTCTTCTTTGCGGGATGATGGGTAGTGGTAAAAGTAATTTCAGTCATACTGCTATTTACACAATGCTACTTCTAAACAGTATAAAAGGAATGGATAAAGAACCTGCTGTAATTCCTGTAATATGCGATCCAAAACTAGGAGAATTTGAATATTTTGAACAATATGGTGCTATGTGGGCAAAAGATGCTCAACACATTGAACGATTATTAGAACAAGTTAATGACGAAAACGACAGAAGAGCACCAATAGTTAGTAGAACAGGAGCTAGAAATTTCCCAGAGTTTCTAAAAGCAGGTAATAGAATGCCTTCAATTGTAGTTATTTGTGATGAGATGGCTGAATTTACTGCCCCTGCATATAAATCTTTTAACCGTTTACTACATCAAGGACGTTCACAAGGTATTTTTAGTATTGGTGCGATTCAAAGACCAAGTGCAGAGAGTCTTGGAAAAATAGGCAAATTCAGTGAACTGAAAGCTATGTTTGACGGCAACCTCGTATACCGTGTGAAAGATCCAACAAACTCTAATATGGTCTTAGGAAATTCAAAAGCAGCTTTTATTCCTAAGAAGGCAAAAGGTCGTGCAATATTTGATTGGGATGAAGAAATAGAAGTCCAATCAATGTATTTTCCTTCTATAGTATCAGACCCAGATAGATATGAAGAATTGCTCTCAAAATTAATTCAATATCCTATGCGTTATGACAATGTTCAAGGAGAGGTGCATGAGTATGAATCAAACAAGTCATACAAAGGGTTATTACCGAGATTTAAGAGTTCTAGTACATCTAGAACGTTGCAATTGCTTGAACACAACTCAAATCCATTTGCTTGAATTTCAAGGACTCTCTATTGAAATGGCTCATCGTTGTTGTAGGAGATTAGAAAAAAGACACCGCATTAGGAGAGGTGATAGAATTTCATTCCTTGAAAAAGACTTCTTTTGGCTTTTTGATGAGAAAAAACCTAAAAATATTGAACATACTTTAGGAAAGTCATGGGTTTACACATTTATTATTCTTAACTCAAGAGCAAGTAATTATACAAGTTTAACCTTTGAAAATGAACCTACACAATTTCTTCCTATTGTAAAACCAGATCAATTTATGACATTTGATACTTCTAGCGAGAAAAGAATTTATTTTAATGAATTTACTAGGTATGAATCAGGAAATGAATTTAAGAAAATCAAACAATATAATGATTTAGCTGAAAAACTCATTAAAGACAGGCAGAAAGGTCTCTCTACTTATTGGTGGATAGACTTGTCCAAAAATCAAACTTTTGTTGTTTTAATAGTAACTGATGGAGGTGATACCGCAAAAAACAAGATTCAGAAGATAATCAATAAGGATAAAGCATTCCCTTATTCAGTAGAGCTTAAAACATTGGATGAGATTAAAAGATTTTGTTTAAAACGTCATTTAGCAAAAAAGGAGGAGTTTTTATGTTCCCCGGAATTCAAGCAGCTACCCCCATCCTCTCAATCTTAGGAATTGCAGTTGGATTACAGGTTGTTAAAATGGGACTTAAAATATTTGGTAAAAGTGAATGGGCTTACTATGCAGATACTCTAGGTTTAATTTCGGTAATTATGCTAGTACTTACTGCTTCACTAGGGTTTTTAGCTAAAGTAACGGAAGTATTCAAGTGATTGCCGATCTTGTACGTTTAAGTGCTCTGTACTTAGCAGTTTATATTTATGTTCGACAGACATCAGGTAAAGAATTTGCAATGGCTATCAAGTATTTAGCAGTTGTGAGTTTAGCATTAATGGTTTTATCCTCTGTAATGACTCCTGTAAAACAATTTGCAAACGATATTCATTTGGCAGTAGCAAAATATACTGAAACTAAGGAAAAAGTTGATAATGTAATTGAAAATCCTCTTTCAGTAGGAAGTACGGCTATTAGTATTATCAAAGGTTCGTGGGTAATGCCAATGAAAGGTCAAATAAGTAAAAGTTTTGATATAGCAGGAGGTGGGAAAGACCATCATGGATTAGATATAGCAGGAACATTGGGAGAACCTGTAAAATCAGCAGGGAAAGGAGAAGTATCTAAGGTTGCTTGGGATGATATATATGGGAATATGGTTATTGTTAATCATGGTGGTGGGGTAGAGACTGTATATGGTCATCTCCAAGGCTTGAATGTGAAAGTTGGATATCCAATCGTTGCAGGAACACTTATCGGGACTTGTGGGTCAACAGGGAACAGCACTGGCCCACACCTCCACTTTGAGATTCGAGTTAATGGGAAATGTGTAAATCCACAGGATTATGTAAAATAAAAGGAGTGAATTAATTTGGCTCAATTACTAGAATGTTTATGTGGGAACAATATTGCATTTATGAAATCATCTACGATGACTAGTGACGTAGTTTACAAAGGAAATTCTAATGAAGTAATAGGTAAGACATTTGAAATTGAAGTAATTTGCAGTAAATGCAAGAGAAAATTAGATATTGAATTGTCCATTTGTGATAATAATTGGGAATAGGAGTGATTAATTATGCCATTTTTCATGATTACTGCAATAACTGCAAGTAAGATTTATCCATTGGTTATTAGAAGGGAAACTCTTGATTCTGCCTATATTGCTGTTCAACAAATCATTCCGGGTGCATGGATGATCCTAACTCAAATAAAGGGGGTTCAATAATGGTCAATCCTAAAGAGTTATTTCGTAAGTTTATTACAAAACATTCAAGAACTCATTGGCTCAGTGAGAGAGAATATAGAAGATGGTTACTTGTGAACCCTAAAGAAATACCTGAAATTGATGAACAGGATTTAATTGATTTTGTTGCATGGGAAACAGCATTATCTCGTGAAGATATTATTGAGGTTTTAGATGCAGAGTTTTTATTCCTAGAAAAGAAAGGGGTAATAGTATGAAATTAAGAATGATAGTCTTGAAGAAAAGTTCCATTCGTAGGACTTTAGCTTTAGCAGTTGTAATGATACTTGCAGGAGCATCCTTAGTAAATCCCTTCAAAGCAAATGCCATAACCCCTATGATACCATTATCGTCCACTCCTTCTATTTTTTATCTGTATCCTACCCCTCAAAATAATCCAATATTATTAAATGGAATGTTCTGGTCAGAAAAAGATCCTGCTATGGGTTATGCCACACTTGCCACTTGGGATAAGGTTGCAAAAGGTAAGCAAGTAGCAATTGGAATACCAAGGACAATGGATGCCAGAACATTATCAAATAGTAAGTTTGGACAGTTTCTTAAAAATAAGATTAAAGGTGCAACTACTACAGGACAGTATGATAAGGATGTTTTCACTTACAAACGCACGATTACTAGTAATGGAGTAACAGATGAAGTAAAAGTTGAGGTAGGTAGACATTTTAGAGAAAATAAAAACTTTGAGGATTTTGCAAAAAGCATTGGTGATCATTTGGTAACTGAAGTTGATGTAGATTCTATTATTAATCCTCCTGTGCCTGAAATACCAGAAGTAAAGTCGTTAATACCAGTACCAGAAGCGAAAGCTCCAGAGATACCAACAGAAACTAAAGCACAAGTTCTTGGTGGATCAATGCTATTAGGTGGACTGCTATTGGTAGCTAAAGTATTGGTATTTGCATTATAAAAGATTGAGGTGAGATAAATGTACAGACAACAAGTTAATGAAGTCTATCATATCTTCTCTTTACTCAATGAAAAGACATTTAATAATTCACTTAAACAACCAATTATCACAATCCAATCTAAAGGTAAATTATCAGCTATGGGATGGTGTACTTTATCTAAAGTATGGAAAGGAGAAGAAGAAAAGGATAATCAGTATGAGATTAATATTTGTGCAGAATATACCGATAGTCCATTAAAGGAAATTGTTGATACTATACTCCATGAAATGATTCATCTAGATAATATGTATAAAGGAATTAAAGACACTTCTCGCAATAATTGTTATCACAACAAACTGTTTAGGGATTCAGCAATCAAAGCAGGATTGCTAGTCACTCACGATAAAAAAGTTGGTCATGCATATACCTCATTAGGTGATGAGATGATTGAATGGTTGAGTAAGCAAGAGATAAACAGAGAGTGTTTCCATATTGCTAGAGAAAGTATTTCTGCTAAAGTAGGAACAGGGAAAGCTAAATGCAAGACAATAAAGTATAAATGTCCTAGTTGTGGAATTTTAGTTAAGACTTCATCTGAAGTCAATATCTTATGTAGTGATTGTGAAGAAGAGTTTGAAATGGTAAAGAAAAATGATGAATAGACGGTATTACTCCCACAGAACAGTACCTTTAAGGAATTAGAAATATTAGGGTATCACAATGTGTTACCCTTTCTTTTTGCGTTCAACACAGAGCGTTCTAGTGAGTATGAGTTTTTGTATAAGAGTATATGCACAAAAAATATAACCCTTTCGAGTTATATTTAAACCATTATTATTAACTATTTGATTTATGCTTGTTTACTAAAGAATTTAACTCCAATTCTTCCAATCTGAATAATGATCATACTCATAAGAATATAAGATACTATATTAAGAGCATTCATAAAAATGTGCATTATCTCACCTCCTTTCTATATACATATCGTACTGCTTGGGTAACAATGATAATTCCAACTGAATATAAAACAACTCTAAGAATAAATAATTGTACTAAACTCATAATTTCATCCTCCTCAAATTTAATTACTCCCAAACCCTTCCACAATCAGAACACTCATAGAATAAATTTTCACTATCCATAACTTCAAACTCATCGCCCAACTCATCAACACTGAAATCCTCCAAATTAACATACGCCAAACCGCACACCATACCTCTTCCTAAAATATTTGCAGAACCACATTTGCATTGAGTGGGATGTATAATCTTAACTTTACTCCCTTTAGCTCTAGACTTATTTCGGAGGTATAACATATCAAAAGGTTTTCTCATATCTCACACTCCTCAAATTTAATCTAACCATAAAAGTCAATAACCACATCAAATTCCTCTACCTTATCTTCATACCCAACTTCCCAACTACAAACTGGACATTTGACCTTTTCTCCTTTACAAACATTGTTTTCTGCTACTGCAAAATGATAATTACAATTTTTGCATTTCCATAAGACAAAACACGTTTCAATGTAATTCCATCCGTCAGCTACATTCTTCATAATCTATTCCCACTCTCTCCCACAATCCCAACACTCATACCTTAAATTCTCCTCATCACAAATCTCAAAATCATCACCACATTCATCAACTTCTAAGGTATCTAGATTAATTTTAGCCATCCCAATTACAAGTCCATGCCCGATGATATTTTCACTGTTACACTTGATGCAACGGTTTGGTATTATCTTCTTAACTTCCTTGCTCTCTTTAATACTTTTCATGCTTCTAACTCTTAACATTTCACCCAATTTTCTCATTAATAATTTCAACTCCTTTTCATCCTTATTCTTTAGGTTCAACATAATAATACGTTTCTCCATTACCATCGCGTCTGCCCTTGGAGCAGAGACCAGAGATATAAAGAGATTTCACTATGTTGCGGATGGAATAATAACTAAGTCCAGTTAAATCAGCTAAGACTGAGATTTTAGTAGCAGAATCAGTATCAGTAAAATGTTCTTTTAGAGTTTCTAAAACTTTGATCTCTGATTTGTTTAACTTATCGGTAATCATGTTTTCACTCCTTTACTAGTTTGTGGTTATGTTAATAGTATTAAGATGCTGATTG